CGTTTGCAGCGTCCTGAGTATCTTGGAGGCGGCAAGCAGACTATCCAATTTAGTGAAGTTCTTCAGACTGGTGTTACGACCTCGGGAACAGCCGGTGGTGCGGGTGGTATCGGTCAATATGGTGGTCATGGTATCGCGGCAATGCGGTCTAATAGATATCGGCGTTTTTTCGAAGAGCATGGGATCGTCATGACGATGATGTCGGTTCGTCCTAGGACTATTTATAGTAATCGTGTGGACAGGCGTTGGCTTAGAGGACAGTCAGTAGGAGGACTTACAGGCACTAAAGAGGACTATTGGCAGAAAGAGCTTGAACAGATTGGGCAGCAGCAGATTTGTGCAGCGGAGTATGATTTGACGTCTGGGTTTGCTGCCCAGGGTTTCCAGGATAGGTATGACGAGTATAGGCATATGCAGTCCTCCGTAGGAGGTTTATTTAGGACTACGCTGGATACGTGGCATTTGTCTCGGACGTTCGCGGCTCCGCCGGCGCTGAATGCGACGTTTGTTAGTTGTGTTCCTTCGACTCGTGTGTTCGCCGATTTGGTGAACGATAATTTGTATGTGATGTGCAATCACTCGATCCAGGCGCGTCGCCTGGTGGGGAGAGGCGGTGGTGTAGGGAGGGTTTTCTAATGACCGATTTTGTGATTGAGCCGGTGTTTGATGAGGATGGTGTTCAAGCGAGCTCTGGTATTGATTTCTTTGGGATGGAGCATCCGGACAGTGTTCCGAATTCTCCTCCTGTTGGTTTTGATACTGGTCCTACGCTTGCCGACCAGGTTCGTCGGATGGTTTCTATTGAGCTCTCGAGGGCGGCTGCGGACGCTGGCTATGAGACTTTCGAGGAGAGTGATGACTTTGATATCGACGATGATCCGATTGATCCACGGACGCCGTACGAGGCTGTGTTTGATCCTCCGGTCGTTGCCTCTCCTCCTGAATCTGCAGAAAATGAGACATCGGCAAAGCCTGTAGATTCTGCGCCCGCAGGTCCCGTGAAAAATGCACCGATAGGTCCGAATCCTCTTCAGGGAGGAAACGCTCAGGCTGGGCTCGCGCCGAGCGCCTCTTGACATGGAACCCGCTCACAGTACTATTACTTGATATGTACTGTGCTAGGTGACAGTGAGTTCCATAACGCACTTTGGAGCAGGATGGTTTCATTGAAATCGTTTGGATTTCTCCCATCCTGTTCGCATAAGACATAGAGCGAAACATGGGCTTGTTCTCGTCTCGTCGCCCTCCGCGTGCGCGCGGGGAGCTTCGCACGTTCGGTGATTTCCTTCGCGACTACCACCATGAGCAAGATCCTGAGATGCCGCCGTATGAATCCCGGCGGGCTGGTGAGAGTCTAATTCCTTCTGTGCGGGCCGCGGAGCGCCGCACGTTCGGTGATTTCCGTACTTGGTTAGCAGAGCAACCTCTCGATCGAGTAGATCGGGAATTGTCATCGTTTCGTACCGGTCCGCGCGAAGTCGACATCCCTTCGCCCGCTCGATCCCCTGTTTTGCCTTTGGGTCGACGGCGGACCCCCTCTGAGGTCCGTCTTGATCGGACCGCGCCTGGTGGCCAGGCGCAACCGCCCCATCAGGTAACGCAAGTTCAGCCACAGTTAAACACTGTGGCCCGGAACCTTAAGGTTGCCGGTAAAGCATCAGCTGCTGATGGGCGGATGTTTAATCCAGGAGTTTCATCTAAAACTATATATGGCACTGCTTTTGATCCTGGTTTTCATAATAAGATGGTTTCAGTTAGTCATTTGCGTAGTAGGAAGCGTCGCGAGGTGTTGTTTGCTAAAGGTTATGCAAGAAGGCGCCACTCGGCCCGCTAGGCACATAAAAGGAGTTTAAAATGGGTTTCGAAGATTTCATTGGTGCTGGGTTTAATTTTGCATCGGGGTTTATGAACCGTGATGCTGCTGAACGTATGAACCAAGAGAATATAGCTAACCAGCGGGATTTTGCTCAACATGGTATCTCTTGGAAAGTTGCTGACGCTATTCAGGCAGGTATTAATCCGCTTGCGGCTCTTGGCGCTCAAACTAGTTCTTTTAGTAATGTTACTGGCGATACTAGTCCAGGTACTGGTATTGCTGCTGGTGGACAGGATATTGCGCGTGCTATTCATTCTATGTCGTCTCCTGAGGACCGGCAGTCTGCGGTAGTTAAGAGTAAGTTGGATTTGGAGAGAATGGGTTTAGAGAATGATATTTTACGGACGCGTCTGGCGTCGTCTCTTCGTAGTGTTTCGCAGCCGGGGACAGGTCCTGGGATTCCTGCTGCTTTTACTCGATATCGAGGTCGCAGTGGTGAGGATATATGGCTTCCGAGTAAGGATGCTTCAACGGGTTACCAGGCGCTGGGCGGTATTGCTGGCGCTGGCGAGGCGTTGTTAGGTCAGAGAGGAGGTGCTGGTGGAGATAAAGGTGGCAATCATACTGGTGTGTCGCCTTGGCATTTTGAGGACTTTAAGCGTTGGTTGTTTCCGAGTGGTTCTGCGTTGTTTGGCCCCTAAGGAATAGGAGGTTTGCATGCGGTTTCGTCGTAGTTTCCGGCGTTCTCATCATCGTGCTTTTCGACGCGGTCGAGGTGGTGGTTTCCGCGGACGGCGACACGGAGGAATGCGTCGTCACCATATGGGGCGACGTCGTCTCAGAATTGGGTTTAGGATGTAGTTTAGGATGTAGGTTATATGAAGTGTCTATACCCTTTTATAGCTACCGGCAGGATGGCCTTTCCGTGTGGTCAGTGTCTACCCTGCCGGTTTAATCGGCGGCGCATTTGGACGCACCGCATAATGCTGGAGAGTATGCAACATGGACATAATGCTTTTGTTACGCTCACTTATGCTGATCCACCCGCTGACGGCTCCCTTGATCCAGTCCATCTTAGAGGCTGGCTTAAGCGGCTCAGATTTCGTTATTCCCCTGCCCGGTTCCGGTATTTCTGCGTTGGGGAGTATGGTGATCGTAGCTGGCGGCCTCACTATCACGCTGCGCTTTTCGGCTTCCCCACCTGTGGTGGGGGCGTCACTCGTTTGAGGTCGGATGGAGGGAGGGAGTGTTTATGTACCGCGTGTACCGCTGTCAGAGAGACGTGGGGTTTTGGACATGTGATGCTTGGGACGTTGGAGAAAAAATCCTCCCAATATATAGCCGGGTACGTTGTCAAGAAGATGGGAAATGCGACAGATACCCGCCTTGCAGGAAGATATCCGGAATTTGCCCGTATGTCCTTACGGCCAGGCATTGGTGCCTCTGCGATTCCGGACATTGCCTCGGTGATGATGTTCAACCATTTGGAAGACAAGGGGGACGTGCCGACAGCGCTGCGCCACGGCGCAGCCCTTTTACCGTTAGGCCGTTATTTACGACGGCGTTTAAGAAAGGAGGTGGGCTTAGATGAAGCCGCGCCAGCTGAGTATGTGGAGGCTCTTAGATCGGGATTACTGCCGGTGTTCGCAGCTGCGGATGAAGTTGTACCTCGCGGCATGGGGGCCTTTAAGCGAAGTGTTGTCGCCGCAGCGATTGGCGGCGAGAATGAGCAAGCAGGACGCAATATGGCTGCCAAACTTTCTAGGAGGTCGAGGTTATGAAAAGGAATAAGTTTAGTTTGTCCCATTATAAGCTCTTGACTTGTAAAATGGGGCAGTTGGTTCCGGTTACCTGGTTTGAGGTTTTACCGGGGGATACTATGCAGCAAGCTACATCGGCGCTTATACGTTGTGCGCCGCTGGTTACTCCGGTTATGCATCCGGTTTCTGTGAGGTTTCACCATTGGTTTGTTCCGAACCGGATAATATGGACTAATTTTCAGGATTATATCACGGGAGGTGCTGACGGGTTGAACGCGTCTGTTCATCCGGTTGTTTCTATTTCGTCGGCGCCAGGTGCTTCGACGTTGGCGGATCATCTTGGTGTTGCAGGTGTTGCTGGTGGCTTTGCTCCTTACACGGTTAATGTGTTGCCGTTTCGGGCTTATGATCTGATCTGGAATGAGTACTATCGAGATCAGGACTTGCAGACGTTGTTGACGATTTCGTTGGCGGACGGTGTTGACGTTACTACTAGTACGGTGCTGCAGAACGTTGACTGGGAGAAGGACTATTTAACGAGTGCTCGGCCGTTCGAGAATAAAGGGCCTGCGGTGACGTTGCCGTCGGGCGCTGTGGTGTTTTCGGAAGGTGGCACTACTCCAGGCACCCGGACGCTTCAGCGTGCTGCAGCGGGTGCTAATACAGGTGTGAACGTGGTTCAGGCGGGTACGCTTGGGGATCCAATTACGGCGTTGGCTTCAGGTGTTGACGCGAATCTAGTTCGTCATGCTTTTGCTCAGTTGCGTTTTCAGGAGGCTCGTGCTCGTTATGGATCAAGGTATGTGGAGTATCTACGTTACCTTGGAGTGCGGTCTTCGGATGCACGTTTGCAGCGTCCTGAGTATCTTGGAGGCGGCAAGCAGACTATCCAATTTAGTGAAGTTCTTCAGACTGGTGTTAC